GACAATGTAGTTTTCAAAGATCCTTACGAACTTGCAATAGGAGACGATGTAGAATGAAATGCTTTGAATGTGGTAACAAATGTATTACTCTATACTGGCATAATGACAGGTCCCTGGGATCTGCTGATTTCAAAGCAGGTACTCCAATTACTCATGTTAACAGTGCTTGCACTAGTTGTAACTGGCAATCATACAAGACTAAATTACCTGAAAAAATCTAGAACATTAGGGTGTTTCCATTATCAGCAAACTTCAATGGCGGCGGGTATGGCCTAATTGGTCCTGCGGTTACGCCTTCTACATTCATTAGAGTTATCCATTCAGGCAAATTGTTAGCAGCATCACCAAATGCAGCATCAAATCCTACCATAGTAGTAGCAGATCTAAACGCTGTAAGTAATGCATCTTGTGCAACCATTTCCTGGTTAGCGTTAGCTGCAACTCTATTGTAATATCGTAGTGCTGTAGTGCCACTGATCATTAATTCAGGCCTAATTCCGCCATATTTCCACATAGGGAATGTATAGCCGTCAATGTCTGCGGCATCATAAACTACAGCAGTTGATGCTAGTTTTTTAATTTGAGAATCCAAAAACTCAGCGTATTGACCCATAGAGGATTCTGCCATGCCTACTTTCTTTTGCTCGACTCGAATAAACAATGAGAACTTTGCATCCACATTTGCTAGGGGTGCGTTCCATACCATGAGCGTGACATAGAGGTGTGGCGAGTACCAGGCATTTGTAGGCATAGCAGAAACAGCATTGTTAGGAAATCGACTCACCCATTGTTTGTCGGCTTGTTGGCTATTGTTTTGACTTAGATCAGTAATTCCAATTTCCTTGTAAAGAATATTAGGTTCCCCTGCCATTTGACCTGAACCTGCAAAAGAACTCAAACCAGCATTAAGACCCCAAGGTTCAGCGGTCTGTAGCATAGGGAATGGGCTAACAAATAATTGATATCCGACATTGTTTGGATAGGCTTCATCAGTTTTTAGCCACATGCCACCATTATCGTTGAATACATCAATGGACAATATTCCATGTCTATACCCGTCTTTGATGTTAAGCTTGCGCGTAGCATAGCCAAAACCTGTATCATTAGTTGTGATAGTAGTTTGAAGTGTGTCTCTTATTTCTGTAACTGGCATTACTTCTTACCCCCCTTTTTCTTACCAAATCCGCCTTTCTTAGCCATAGCAGAAAGGTTTAGTTTACCCTTATTCTTACCCGATCTGTAGTAAATGTGATTCTTCTTATTTTTGACATACTTATTCCATTTGCTTAACTTTCTAGGCTTACTCTCTGTCATGGGCTGTTCATCTAAAACCAAAGCACCTGCGACTTGAGCATCAGTTGGCATAACCGGCATAATTACTTCGCCTTCTTTGATGTAGACCTGGAAAGTTGGTTCTTTGCCTTGTAGCATTAAACTGTACTGGTAAGCAGGGATCGCGATCATATCAATAGGAACAATTCGCTCACCATCTGCAAGCACGAATCCGAGTAGCCCGCCAGCGACAGCGCCTCCAGCAGCACCAAGAGGGCCAAGAGCCGAACCAAGTGCTGCACCTTCGACTGCCCCAAGAGCCGCTTGAGCGTAAGGATTGCTAACTGCTTCCTCTGCAACTTTGGCTCCTGCTGCAATACCTGCCCCCCTGGCAAACTTAGTTTCGCTTAGATCGGCTAGAAGTTTCTTGCCTACTTTGCCTTTAACCAACTAAAGACCCCCTTCAAAGGTCTTGAGCCTGTGACAGTATCTCGTTCATTCTTGCAGTGCTAATAGAAACAGGTTCTGCAATTAGCATTATGTCAATTTCAAGAACATCTTCTGAATCTAATTCCCAACCGTCTGCAGCTACGCCAACTAGCAAATCAGATACTACAGTGTAGCCTTCTGGGTGTAGATCTTTAGGCCCATACCAGTTTTCTCTAATCCAAATACCTGAATCACCAGATGTATTTACACCAACTGCTTGCATAACTTCATACACGCAAAGAACATCAGGGCTAGCAATACCTACTTCAGAAGCGTTTTCGTAAGCCCTTGTAGTTGCGTACAACTTTAGACCGGCCAGATCACCAGTGCTACCTGATGCAGATTGCCATGCACCAATAGGAGCCCAGATTCCAGTATTGTCTAGAGTCGTTCCAGTAGGTTCTCTAACTTGGAATCTAATCTCTTTTACAGCCAATCCTTGACGGTTGACAGGATCAACATACGAGGAAAGGTCTATTCGTCCATATAGTGTGGTACGGTCACCACCAGTTAGCATTGTAAATTGCATTCTGTCTCGCAGAATTACATCTCCAGCATTTTTTGCCATAGTTTACTTTTGATACTTGATAGTCTATATACTTGATGAAATCCTTATCTTGAACAGGTGGGCTTCGCATAGGGCCATAACTGCCTTGCAGTTGGCCTTCGACCATGGGTCTAAATATAGGTAGCGACCCCCCCTAGGTAGTGAGGCGACCCTCCCATGAGCAAAAAAATGGAAATTAAGGTCTATTTACCTAGTAAATTAGTTGGTGAATTAGAATCCAGAAAGCGAGCAGGAATAAGAAGTAAGTTTATTGAAAAAGCAATTCGGAAGCGTCTAAAAAACGAAGAAGAGTTTGACCTTTGGGACATTCCAAAAGAAGAAATCTACAAAATGGCAAGAGTATTTGCATTGCAAGAAAAAGACATTGTATTACAAACAGTTCTAACTAACAGATTGGAGGAATTAGAATGAGTGGTTACACAGCTCACTATCAAAAAGCAAAAGAAGAGTTTGTTAATTGGTATTATTCTAAACATGAGGATCAAGAATTAGCCAGTTTTTGGTTTACAAATTGTGCTAACATTGATGATATGTTAATGAGTGATGATGAGTTAAGACACGCATTGCAAGCATTTGATGAATGCGAACAGGTAAAAATCTTGTTTCATTATGAAAGGCAAGACCATTGTTTGAAAATTAAGTGGGAAGTTAATCCATGGTGGCCTAATCAAGTTTTACATTTTTATTATTGTATAATGTTACCAGTTGACAATGTAGTTTTCAAAGATCCTTACGAACTTGCAATAGGAGACGATGTAGAATGAAATGCTTTGAATGTGGTAACAAATGTATTACTCT